ATTTAATTGACTTTTCTTAACTAAGACCCCCCTTGTCCTAGTATATGTAGGGGTAGGGGTTACCAATTTCCCACACACCAATCAAAAAAAAATACATACACAGGGAGAAAAGATAACAACATCTTGTGCCTAACTACATTTCCACCACTACATAATGTAGATATACCTAGCAAAAAAAAATTTTTTGTTATAGAATAAATTTTTATAACGCTAAATATAGCGACAAAAAGGAATCAACTATGGTTAATAGGTATGAAGCTCAATATGATGTTCACAATTTTTTAGTCAAAAACCTACCAGAAGTTAAGAAAGAAAAAACCTCTACCCCCAAAAAATCTCCTAAATCAAAATCGGTTAAAACATAATGAAAGAGAATTACGAAGATAACGACATAGATGATATGTATGGGGATTCTAACTCTGAATCTTACAATGACGGAGAAGAACTTAGCAACGAAGATTTAACTGGAACAGTTAGCTCCGCTATAGATGATGCAGCAGATTTTATAGACAACACTATTTCACCCATAAGAGCTACAGCCATTGATTACTACAATGGACTTCCTTTCGGCAATGAGGAATCTGGGCGTAGCCAAGTCGTTAGTCGAGATGTGCATGACACAATCGCTGATATAATGCCAAGTCTAATGCGTATCTTTTTTTCTACAGAGAACGTAGTTGAATTTGTACCTTTTGGAAAAGAAGATATAGACACTTCTGAGCAAGCCACAGATTTTATTAACAGGGTAGTCTTACAGCAAGACAATGATGCCTTCACAACTTTTTATAACGCCTTTAAAGATGCCTTACTTTGTAAGAATGGTATTATTAAGTATTGGTGGGATGATAACTACCATGCCGAGTATTTTGAATACGAAGCATTAGATGATGACGCTCTGGCTGTTTTAGAGTCGGATAGCGAAGTTGAGATTGTGAAGATTAAATCCTACCCTGACCCAGCATATCCTACTCCAGAAGCAACTGTCCAAGTCAACCCAGAGGACATGGGAGACATGATGGAAGGTATGATGGGAGGTTCTGGCGAGTTAATGGAGGAAGAACTACCTATACAAGATACAATAGTTGATGAGACTATTACGCAAATGGGAGGAGAAGAATTAGGCGGTGTTGGTGTAGAAATGTCTCCAGAGCAGATGATAGAACAACTCTTACCACCACAGGCTCAAGAAGTCATTCCTGAGTTAATGCAACAATCTATGATGATACCTCAGTTACATGATGTAAAATTAAGAAGAAAGAAAGATGGTGGTTGCATTAGAGTAGATAGCCTACCACCAGAAGAATTTCTTATTGACCGCAACGCAACATCTATTGATGATGCTTATTTAGTGGCTCATAGACGTTTTCTAACTGTTTCTGAGTTAGTGTCTATGGGGTATGAGCTTGATGACGTTATGAAATACGCCTCACCATCTAGTATGGAAATGGATAATAACGCTGAATATAGAGCCAGACACCCATTAGGTATTGATACAACTGATAGCGACCAAGATGATAGCAACCTTAAAGTTGAATACATTGAAGCCTATATGCAGATTGATATGACTGGTGACGGTATCTCAGAGCTAAGAAGAATATGCTGTCTTGGTGATAGCCATGAAATTAAACGTAATTATCCATGTTCACAAACACCCTTTGTTTCTTTTTGTCCTGACCCAGAGCCACACGCTTTCTTTGGCACATCTATAGCAGACGTTACTCAAGATATACAGAAAGTAAAGTCTATGATACTTCGTTCTATGTTGGATAGTTTAGCTTTATCTGTTCATCCTAGAGTTGCTGTTGTTGAAGGACAGGTTAATATAGAAGATGTAATGAATACAGAAGTTGGTGGTATTATCCGTACTCGTAACGCTGGTGCAGTACAACCTTTCAACGTACCTTTTGTTGGTCAACAAGCCTTTCCTATGTTGCAATATATGGATGAGATAAAGGAAAACCGAACTGGTATATCAAAGGCAGCAATGGGATTAGACCCTGATGCTCTACAATCTGCCACAGCAGCAGCAGTTAATGCAACTGTTCAAGGCGGTCAACAACACATTGAGTTGATAGCTCGTGTCTTTGCTGAAAAAGGTATGAAGCCATTGTTTAAAGGTATCTTAAAATTATTAACAACACATCAAGATAAGGAAAGAATGGTTCGTTTGCGTAATGAATGGATTCCTATTGACCCTCGGTCTTGGAACGCAGGTATGGATGTTATTGTTAATGTTGGTCTTGGAAACGGAACGACACAAGAACGTATGCAATATTTAAGTGTTATATCTGGCAAACAAGAACAGATACTTCAAACGCTAGGTGCTGACAATCCTTTAGTTGAGATGACGCAATACAGAAACACAATGGCAAAGATGGTGGAGCTTGCTGGGTTTAAAGACGCTGGAATGTTTTTTAAAGAAGTTAAACCTATAACACCAGAACAAAAAGCTATGATGCAACAACAGAAAAAACCTGACGCTGCTGAACAGTTAATTCAAGTACAGATACAGGAGATACAGGCTGATATGGCTAAATCTGCTGCACGATTAAAACTTGATACAGAGAAAATGAAACTCTCTGATGACTTAGATAGAGATAAATTGGATGCTGAAATACTACTTAAAGCCGCTGAAATTGAAGCTAAGTATGGCTCTAAAGTAGAAACAGCAGTTATACAAGCGTTGGTTGAAAGAGATAGAGAAAAAATGAAACAACAGCAAAACCTTGTTAGCCCAATGAATAGAGGAGTTCCTCAATGACCCAAGAAATAGATGACGTTATTTTATTTGGTAAAAATGCAAAACAAATATTAGAAGGCATAACCTTTAAAACTGTAATACAAAGCGTTAAAGAAGATGTTTTTCACGATTGGCAAACAACTTCATCAACTCAAGAAAAAGAACGAGAAAAATTGTATTCTCTATTAAAGGCTATAGACCTTTTAGAAGAAAAAATGTGGGCGGTTTCTGATAACGCTCATGTTCTTAAAATTAATTCAGATAAATTTAAAAGTAGAAAATAATACAAAAGGAGTTTAAAATGAATGAAGCGACACCCCATATAGCGGATGTTCCGTTGGAATCGCCTGACAGTTTACAAACACTAGATAAGGTAACTAAAATTTTGGAACGTCAAGACGTTACCCAGAACAAAGTTGCTCAAGACCAAGACCAGTCGGTAGAAACACAAGAGGTTGATACTGGCGAGGAGTACGAAGATTCTTATGAAGATAACTCTGAGGAATTAGAAGCAGAGTCTTATGAGAGTGAAGAAGATTCCGAACTGTATGCAGACGAACAAATCGAAAGTGATTCGGAAAGCACACCAGAAGCAGAGCCGTTATATAGAGTAAAAATAGATGGTGAAGAATTTGATGTACCGCTAAATGAATTACGAAATGGATATTCAAGGCAACAGCATTTTACGAAACAAAGTCAAAAACTAGCAGAAGAAAAGAAAGTTTTTGAATCTGAGTTTCAACAAGTACAAGAGGAACGGCAACAATATGTCCAACTTTTGAGTGCATTAGAGGGTCAAATAAAGAATATAGACTCTCAGCCAGAGCCTGATTGGGACACCCTGTATGAAACAGACCCCATTGAAGCAAGCAGACAACAACATGAGTGGAATCGTTTTAATCAAGCGAAGAATGAAAAACTTCAAGCTGCACAAGCTGAAAAGCAAAGGGTAGCCCAGATTGAACAAAGAGAGCAAATGGAACAATATAAAACCTTGCTATCTCATGAAACTCAAAGGCTACAAGAGGTTATTCCAGAATGGAAAGACCAAAAGAGAGCCACAAAGGAACAACAAGATTTAAAGCAATATCTTATAAATCAAGGAGTTTCTGAGGAAGAAGTAAGTGCTTTAGTAAAGGCTGACCACGTCAAGGTTTTACGAAAAGCAATGTTGTATGATAAAGGCAAAAGAAAGGTTTTTAACCAAAAAAATAACCCACAAAAAAGAACTAGGGTTATGAAAAGCGGAGCGAAACTAGCACCAAAGGTTCAAGATAAATATAAGAAAGCGACCTCTAACTTAAAAAAGAGCGGAAAGTGGCAAGACGCAGCGTCTGCCGTTTCCATGTTGTTAAACGAATAAACATTTATAAGGAATTAAACCAATGACAATCATTGCAAATACATTTACAAGATACGCTTCAATAGGTATCAGAGAAGAACTATCTAATATTATTTATAATATTAGCCCAGAAGAAACACCGTTTATGTCAAATGGTGGTAGAGAAACTGTTAGAAATACATTTTTTGAATGGCAAACAGATTCACTAGCAAATGCAGCTCACAACTATCACATTGATGGTGATGACATTGCAGCCTTCCCAGCAACCGCTCCAACTAGCAGAATAGGAAATTACACAAATATTTCCAGAAAACTAATCATCTTAGCAGACAATCTATCTGTTATTGATGCAGCTGGTCGTACTTCTGAGCTTGCTTATCAAATCACTAAAATGGGTCAAGAATTAAAACGTGACCAAGAACATACTTTGCTTGCTAACCAAGCAGCAGTAGGTGGTGGTGTTGGTGCAGCAAGAAGAACAGCAGGTTTACCAGCATGGCTAAAAACTAATTCTAGTCGTGGCACTGGTGGTTCAAACCCAACAGTAGCTGGTGGTGTTGTTAATGGAGCAGCTGGTGATGCGTCTACAGCCAACAGAAGGGCTTTCACAATTACTCTTTTAAATGATGTAATTGAAAAAGTCTGGAATCAAGGTGGAACTCCATCAATGCTTATGGTAGGTGGTCATAATAAAACAGTAGTTTCTACTTTTACAGGTATTGCTGCTAATCGTTATCAAATCACTAAACCAGAAGCTGGAGTTATTATTGGAGCAGCTGACATTTATGTATCAGATTTTGGTACAGTAAATATCGTGCCTAATAGATTTCAAAGAGACAGAGATGCATTTGTGCTTGACCCTGAATTTTATGCAACTTGCATACTTCGACCTATCGAAAGTATTGAACTTGCTAAAACAGGTGATGCAGAGAAAAGAATGTTACTTGTTGAGTATGGTCTAAAAGTTAAGAACGAAGCAGCTCTTGGAGTTATTGCGGACTTAACAAACGCTTAAATCAGAATAGGTATGGGGAAGGTGTAAAAACCTTCCTCATAGGAACTGAATATGAAAGATAAAAGACTTATAAGTTTTGACCATACAACTAAAATTTCAAACAATTTTACTTTTGAAGAAGATACAACTGGTAACAATGACCATCATTTCGTTATATCAAGAGAACAAGACGTAACATCAATTATAAATGACAATAAACAACAACTTAAAGAAACAGATAAACATACAAAATGGAACGATAATTGGAATAAAGTCGCTTCTATCCCTATGGTGGTTTATTATGACTTAAAAAATAAGGGTATATTAGATGACCCAAAGGCTATTAAAAAATGGCTTAATGACCCTGAGAATAAATATTTTAGAACTAGAGAAGGAACTGTTTAATGGCGATTACAAATTATACACAACTTCAATCCTCTATAGCTAGTTGGCTTTTACGTTCAGATTTAACTGCTGTTATACCTGACTTTATAACATTAGCCGAAGCTCAATTTAATAGAGAGATACGCAACAGAAAAATGATTAAAAGAGCAACAGCTACTATTGATTCTCAATATAGTGCTGTACCCTCTGATTGGCTACAGAATGTTGACCTTGTTATAGAAACACCTTCGGTTACAACACTACAGTTTGTTACTAGCGAACAACTAGATAGATTGAGGGGGTCAAACTCTACCGTTGGAAATCCAGCAGTTTATACAGTTGTAGGACAAGAATTAGAGGTTTTACCTGTACCAGCGTCTAACTCCACACTAACTGGTGAATTAACTTATTATGGCAAAATAGATACCTTGTCAGATACAGTTGCAACTAATTGGTTGCTTAATTCATCTCCCGATATTTACCTTTATGGAACTTTATTACAATCCGCACCTTATTTAGTAGAGGATGCTAGGGTAAATCTTTGGGGTGGTATTTACAGTAAATTAATCAATGACCTTAATATTGCCGATTCTAACGCTAGAATTGGTGATTCAACTTTACGAATAAGAGCAACAGCATTACAATAGGAGATAATTATGAGCTTTTCGGATTATTTAGAAAACAAGATACTAGCGTATACTTTTAGTGGCACAGCCTTTACGCCAGCTACTACAAAAAAACTAGCCTTATACACAGTAGCACCAAATGATAACGGCAGTGGCGGAACGGAAGTTTCAACTTCTGGAACTGGTTATGTTAGACAGACAGTAGCATTTTCTACTACAGCTTCTCAGTCATCTAACTCAGGAGCGGTTGAATTTCCAACAGCGACAGCTAGTTACGGAACTGTTGTTGCTGTAGGTGTGTTGGATGCTGTTGTTAATGGCAACTTATATGCAGTAGGAACACTTTCTGTTTCTAAAGCTATTTCAACTGGTGATGTTTTTAGAATACCAGTTGGTGATTTAGACATTGATT